GTATTCCTGGTTTCCCGTATCCCATTCCGCCGCCGCGTCCCGGCGTTGGATCTCGTAATGGCTAAAATCCGTCTCCTCCGCTTTTAGATAACTAATAGTAATTAGTTTGATCCCCTTAGTAATCAACGGCACCAAGGACGGATCTGCTGGCGCCGTTGTGTCCCCGGACAAATGTATTACCGCGGATATCATTCCCGGACTCATTAGGCCGTTCCCTAGCGGGGAATTAACCGACTTCACCTTGATAATATAATCGATCGCCACTCCGCCGCTTACCGCCGCCAAGGGCGCGATCCGGTAACCGCTTCCCGAACTATATGCAATGTCCTCGTAAGTCACGCCGTTATCACGCGAGAGTTGGACCAGGTACTTCTCCAAAAATACTCCCGCAGCCGCCGTCCATGTGCAATCAATGCCGGTCACCCAGTGGCCGTCCCGGTCCAAGAACTTTACTTCGGACCCGGCCACGTTCGTAGGATCTGGTGGGGCCTCCCAGGGATTCGGCAGCTTGTTCGAGGACGCCCCGGACGCCCCGGACCCCTCGGCGTCGGAGAATATCAGCGAGTTATACCAGCGCCAGGTAAAGACAATATCGTGATCGTCCTGGGCCTGCATTTGCTCGATCCAGGCCAACTGCTGATCCATCATAAGCGCCGGTCGGGAAATATCGATGACGTCTCCCGGCGTCCGGTCGGCGCCGTGGATGGATGTCTTAAATTGTCCCACCCGCGAGCCGTAATAGTGCAGCCGCCAATGAAACGCAGCCAACCGGGATGCCTGCGCCCGGCTGGTCGTACCGTAAAGTTCGATATCCAGAATCTTCGGGTCGTTGACTTCCGTTCCCCTGCATTCGGCACATTGTCTGGACCATTCCTGATCCGGGTCCGTAAAGTGCGCCCAGACGACATCATATTTCTCGTCAAGCGATGGTTCGCCCAAGCTGAACGAACCAGGGCAAATATTATCCGGGCCGTAACTCTGGACGGACGCGCTTGGCAAAGTCGCCATGACGCATTGTTTGCCGTTTCGCTCGATCACATAAGCGTTATGATTCATAAACATCCGTCGGAGCGTTTCTATATATGGCTCTTGCCAATCGATTACCATATTGAGTCTGAACCGGGGAGATCCCGAGACCAGTTCGTCGCAGTCTTGCGCCGCGACATTCGCGGCGTCGAGATCGAGCTGGGATTCGGCGTAACCCGCGCCATATCGGAGCGATAGCATTAGATCGATCTCGCCCCAAACCGGATTGTCAGTCCAGCCGGTATCGGTTTGTCCCGGCATCCAGACGGAGACGCCGGAGCCTTGATAGAGCATGAACTGATCCATGTACCAGGTTTGCGTACCGTTATTGACTGGCCTAATTTTCAGCGCTGCATACGCAGTAGACACGGGAGCGGCGGCGGTTACGAATATTCTCGTCCATTCGTCGGCCGTCAAGGCAAAATCCGCGTCAGCGTTACCGATCTGCGCTAAACTAGCATTATAGAATAAAATGAAAATCTTGTATGATTCCGTGGCGGTAGGATAAACGTATGCCGAGACGGTATACTGATACGCCGGCAGCGCGGAAGTATTCGTTGTCCCTATCCCGTTCACCGCGCCGCCAGTGCGGACGGCCTTGAGGGACGCCGCGCCGTGGCGAAACTTGCTCGTATCCCTCGTCATCGTGACGCTGGCATCCGCCGTAAATCCCGTCGTATCCGTCTCCACGTCGGATTGATTACCTGTAAGCAGATTAGAGACCCAATCATCCCCGCCCCATGCCGCCACTTTACGTCCCTTGACGACGCAAGTAATATTCGGCAGGCTGGCATGAGAGAGCTTATTCGACGCCTTGAGGGTCAGGGCCAGGTATGCCAAGTACCGGAGGCCTCCGACCTCCGCCGATCCGCCGGTTACCCGCGCGTCAACATTTTGCGTGGATGTTCCCAGGTAGGCGTCATAAGAGCATCCACTAAGATCCCCGATCGCGATGTCATTAACCTTGACATCGGTGATAGATTCAATTGGGCCTTCTCCTAATCCCACGAGCAGATACATGTATTTCTTGTCCGCGCTAAAATCCTGCCAGATGATGTTGCCGGCCACTCTATGTTCGCCATAGATAATCGGGATTGGCAGTTCGGGATTGCACTGCGTGATCGCGGCATTTTTGTCGTATGTAGGACTTTTAAGCGCCTTGGCGACATAGTAAAACACGGAAACGATTGATAGGATTGTATTCAAGCCGGTCACGAATGCGGTTAATGCCGCTGGTAGCGCCATTTAAATTACCCTCCAGAATCCGATTATCCGGTGTTCTCCGTAGCAAGAAAGCCAGCCGATATGGCTGGTTTGAAATGGAACGATATGTAGAACCCGTTGCTTGTCCACCATGACGCCGGCATGCGCGGCGCCGAAACGATAATGGATAACCACCACGTCCCCGCGCACGGGCGATTCCACCTGGCGCCCATGCGCGCCGAGGTAGGAGATCATCCGGTGCTGGCTATCCTCGAGCCAGGATGCCGGATCGTGCGGGCCGTCATCCGGGGGGAGATCCACTTCAAATTCCTTCCGGAGGTAAAGCCGGACCAAGCCGGCGCAGTCTACTCCGGAAAACGAGCAGCCGCCCCACTTAAAAGCCAGGCCAATCCATTTATTCATCTAACATTAGCATTGGACGTAGATTCCATCGGATGGGGTACCCATGGAAATCCTCCAAAATTATCTTCATTCCCAAGCGCCAGGCATCGGGTTATAGTCCGGTCGCATAATGTTTCCGCGCCCGCGTAGCCGCACTCCGTGCCCTTGAAAATCCATGGGCACATAACTTTATAACGTCTTCGCGGGATGATCTTCCCAAAGGTGCCTTGATTCCGCCGAACCCGTACTGTCAGCCAGGAAGCATCCTCGGCTTCTTCGTAAGTCCATCCATCTATCTGGCCGAAAAATTCCAGGACATAGTTCGCGGGATCGCCCAGGGCGTCGTTAAAAACCTTATAGATCGTGACCTCCAGGCCGTTAAACGTATTTCCAGACGCTAAATGCGCGGCTAATTCATGGGCGATAACCGCGATCTTGACTGATGCTTCATCGATACTCGCGTCCTTGGAGTTGCCGACCGGCGCATGGCCGATCGACGCCGCCCGCCATGTGAACCCGTTGAAAGTAATATCCATGGTCTGGTCCTTCGCGAAACGGTAATAAACCCCGCCAGTCATATCGACCTGATAGAGATAGATTGGCTGATTAGCGGACAAAGCCAGCTTGGCTAGAACCGCCGCGTTCGCGCCCTTACCCATATCCTCACCCCTATGCAATTATGCTATCGTAGTAAACTTTGACCCATAGGCCGCCACAAGTTGGTTATTGGATAGATCGTGAACTCCAGCCTCAACGCGGGGGAGGTAGATCCGGTTGTTCGTCAGGTTCGCGTCCGGGTTTAGCGTGATTGTCGTGCCGTCTCCAGAGAATGATAACGCGCAAGCCACCGAGACGCCGGTGGTCGAATCGATTAAGTGAAAATAGGTGGCCGTAACATCGCTTGGCAGGATCGCCTCGGCCATTATCCAAACGACATTGACATCAATAGCTTGATCGGTTGCGCCGTTTACCGGGGTCACGCTGGAGACTATCGGGGGTGTAGTATCCGAGTCAAAGACCTGCACGAAAATAAGTTCGAGCTCAGCGTGTCCGTTGACAACCCGTGCCTCTAGGTTGTCATTCAAAAGGCGGATCTTGCGCGAAACGTTATCGGGATCGGTCCAGTCAAAAGCCTCGTACGCGCCCAAGCGGGCCTCGAAAAAATTCTTGATCGTGGTAAAATCAGTTGAATTCTTGCGAAATCTCAACTTCCACGCCCGGCGTGGGCTAACCCAAACCGATCGCCGCTGTTCCTTGCCGGTCTCCATTGGAGTGATCAGCGTCCGGTATTGTTCGGTAAGTTCATACCCAGCCACCGCGTCCCACGGGGTGCTAAATGTCGCCAACGCCGGTCACCTCCTACAGTTTGCCGTCGCGGCGCATTTTGCCTTTGACGTGCGCTACCGTTATGGCCTGATTCGCGGGATCTGATAGCATCTGAGTAAAAGACTTGGAGTCCACGGCATGGATCTCGAAATAGTTATGTTCCTCGCGCGCACCGCCGCCCCCTTCGATCATCCGTCGCAACCCTTCAGAGATGTCCGGCGGCAAGATCATCTCTTTTGGCTTGGCCATTACCAACACGCTATCGCCCGTCCGGCGCATAGTGTCCGCCAGCATTCCCCCAGCCGCGAAATGCAGCTGCGTAATGTCGGGTATTACGCCCCCGCGCGCCGCCGCCGGAACGAACTGCCCGCCGACATTCGCCTGGCCGATGGGGGCGATGCCGGGACTTGCCAGCCCAAATAAGTTGCTTAAAAATTGCCAAAATCCCGCAGCTTTGCTTTCGGCTATCATTGCGGTTATGGTTTCAAGGAACCGGTCGAAGGCGACTTGCATGATGCGGTCCCAAACCGATTCAAATGTCATGCCGCCCTTGACGAAGCTATCGATTACGCTTTTCCAGCCGGATTTGTACTCTTCCATCTGCCTCGCATATTCCTCGGCAGCCTCGTCCTGTTCCTTCCGTGTTATTTGCGCCTTCTGCGCGGCCACCCATTGGGCGACGGCGACTTCGTCTATACCGGCTTCGCGGAACTTGACCGCCTTTTCCTCGATCCGCCAAAGGGCTAAATCGTGGCTGGATAGCATGTCTTCATCAATTTCCGCCTGCGCGGCTTTGAACTGTTCGAGCCGCGCCTTAGCCTCATCCTCCGCCTCTTTAACGTATTTCTCCCGGAGAAGAGCCTCTTTTTCTGCATATTTTTGATCTAATGCTAGTTTGACTTCGTTGCTTAATGCTTTGACCTGCAACGATTTTTTGAGCGAGTCCTCCTCGGCCTTGCGTTCGGCGGCCAGGATCGCCAGATCGTTATCAAGACTCTCTTTGTTCGCCTTCAATCGGTCAAGGCGAAGCTGCTCCAGGATCTCGGCTTCGGCGGTCGCGTCGACGCCGCCGCCGGGTGGTGGTGGAGGCGTGGGCGTTACCGTGCCTTTTATCTCCGCCTTGACCGCTTTCAACGTAGCGTCCGCGGCCCGCAAAGAGGTGTTAGCCTCTTCAGTCTGGGCAGCCCATAGCACGCGTGCCTGTTTCAACTCCCACCCCTGATATTTTCCGCTCTCCTCGCGGATCTTGATCTGTTGTTTAATGTACGCGACTTCTTCTTTCGCGCGGCTTACGGCGGCTTCGGCGCGGCGAAGTTTTTCCTTGTTGACGTTTTCCTGCCGGATACGGTCTAATTCATTCTCCTTGTCGATCGTGTTTTGAATCAATTTAATGTCTTTTATTCGTGCGTTGCCTAGTTCGTCATATTCAAAACCTA